GGACGCGCTCCAAATCGAGGGCTTTTCGCTCCCGCGGGACGCGGACGCCCGCGCCCGGCTGAATGGCGAGCACATCGAGGTCAAGCAGATCCGGGCGGTATTCGTGGATTTCGGAGAATATGGACCTGAATAGGAGGATTAAACCCATGAGCAAGACGGCTTTCAAGAAGATCGGCGTGCTGGTCGGCGTGCGGGGCCTGGTGTTCGCCAGGATGACCAAGGACGACTCCACCGGCGCCACCTACGATACGGAGATCAAGCAGGCGCCCGGCGTGGTCGAGATCGCGCTGACGGCTCAGGTAACTAGCGACCAGCTCGGCGCGGAGGACAACCCGTTCTACGCGATCATGAACAGCAAGGACGGCTACGAGGTTTCCGTCACCCAGGCGGCCCTGGGCAGCGACATGACGTCCTTCCTGCTGGGCACCACCATCGACACCAACGGCGTCGAGATCGAGAACAGCGACGACGTGGCCCCCGACGTGGCGATGGGCTTCATCGCCGCCCGCTCCGACGGCACGGATGATTACATCTGGCTCAAGAAGGGCAAGTTCGCCCCCGGCGACGAGACCTACCACACCAAGGAGCAGGGCACCGTCAACTGGCAGACGCCCACCCTCACCGGTACCTTCGGCCCCAGGATCTTTGACCACGAGATCCGGGCGAGGGTCAACAGCGGCTCCGAGAGCGCGTCCAGCATCCTGTCCACGTTCTTCGACGCCGTGTACGAGGGCTGAGCGCAGACGTGGGCGCGGGATCGACCGCGCCCACGTTTTGGCTGTTGATGATAGGAGGACAACATGATCAGCATTACGCTGCACCCGCGGGGCATGAAGCCCCGCACCTACCAGGATGACATCCGCATGCGGGAGAGCATGGAGGCCTTTGAGCTGGCCAAGCGCTGGGAGGACGCGGCGGGCAACTACACGCCGGAGATCCTCCAGGAGGACGCCGCGTTCATCGCGCGCTGCTTCGGCAGACAGTTCACCGAGGAGGAGCTGCTGGACGGCTACCGGGGCAGCCTCTACGTGCTGGTGCCCAACTTCCTGCGCGCGGTGATCGGCTATGTGGCCGAAGAGATCACGAATTTCCCTCCGAAGGCGGCGAAGGCGACGGACCGGGCCTGACGCCGCCGGAGTTTATCCGGTCGATCTACGGCGCGCTGATGGACAACGGCATCCCCATGTCGGAGATCGACCGCACGCCTTTCGGGCGCTACATGCAGATCGTCCGGGAGCGGGCGAAGCGCCGGGCAGACCGCGAGGACCATGAAGCCGTGCCCGGCCCCCGGAGCGGGCAGAAGGACGGCGGCGACAGCAACGTCGTGCTGCTGCGCCGTGGCTACATTGACGACGTAATGTGACAGCGGAGGGACGCATGAACACCTTTATCTTTCGGGACATCGAGTCGGACGAGTTCGGCGTGATCGTGGAGAACCCGTCGAAGGTGCCCGTTTCGCAGCCGCGGGTGGAGACGCAGAAGGTGATCGGCAGCCCGAAGCTGCTGCACTTCGTGGAGGGCCCGCTGGCGCTGGATCCGGTGACGATCCAGCTGGACTGCGCGCTGCTGAACCCGGACGATCAGCGGATCACCGAGGTGTGCGAATGGCTGCGGGGCGGCGGCGAGCTGGTGATCCCCGCGGATCCGGAGCATTGCTACCGGGCGTGGGTCAAGGGCCAGATCGACCTGCAAAAGGTGATCCGGGCCCGCCCGGACCGGCGCTTCACGGTGCAGTTCGAGTGCGAGGGCTTCCGGTATCAGTACCCGGCCCCCTCCCCCATCGTCAGGACCGAGGCCTTCACGCTCCGCAACCCCGGCACCGCGCCCTCAGAGCCGCTGATCGAGGTGACCGGCAGCGGCGACATCTCGCTGATGGTCGGCGCCTCGACGCTCCTGATCGACGGCCTGGACGGCAGCTGCACCATCGACTGCGAGGCGCAGCTGGTCTATGACGGCGACACCAACCTGGGCGCCTCCGTCACGAGGCTGGGCGACTGGCCGACGATCGCCGTCGGAGGCACCGAAATCAACTGGTCCGGGGACGTGACGCAGGTCACCGTGTGGCCCAGGTGGCGGGATTATTGAGTTGTCAGCTGCTGGCTGTTAGCTGTCAGCTAACAGCCAGCGGTAACGTACCTTGAAAACGGCATATTTGACCGGTCAAAAATTTTTTCGCCGGAGGGGTTGACTTTCTGTGTACACTATAATATAATGTGTACACAGAAAGAGAGGTGAGCTAATTGAGCCCACGAACGGGGCGTCCAAAGGTCGAAAATCCGAAGGGAAGTCAGTTGCATATTCGGCTGCATCGATCGACAGAGGAAAAGCTTGAGAGATGCGCTGCTAAAATGCAAACGACAAAGACGGAGGTTATCGAGCGAGGCATAGAACTCGTCGAAAAAGAGATCGAGGGACGAGAAAAATGAGAAGTCGTTCCACCTACCACAGCAAACGACTTCTCAAACCACCCGGAGGTCACCCTCAAGGTAAATCCATTATACCATGATGGCGACCTCCACGTCAAGCGGCTAACAGCCAATGGCTATCAGAAATGGAGGTATACACATGGGACGCTATCTTTACGACACCGAAGATCTGAACAACCCGACGATGTTGCTGGAGACGGCCTCGCTGATCCTGACGGACCTCGTCGGCTCCCTGGCGACCATCGCGGAGCTGTTCAACAGCGTGCAGGAGCTGGGCGAGGGCGAGGCGACGCAGCTGAACAATGGCACCATGACGGGGCTGCTGCGGATGCTCCAGGGCGGGGCGCAGCTGGCCTATGACAAGGTCGACCACAGCCTGGACCTGATCATGAAGCAGAGAGCGGGGGTGGCGTGATGGACAGGCTTGATGACATTTTCAATGACCTTGAGGATCTGGACCTTCGTCTGGAGGAGACGGCGAGCATGCTCCAGCTGGCGCAGAACGCCGCGGACAGCTCGAACCCCGTGGACATCCTGAACAGCTACGGACACTTTCGCAACTGCATCGACGGCCTGCGCGCGTCGCTGGACGACATCCTGCGGGGCCTGTCGCTGGTGCGCGCGGAGGCAAAGAAGGAGGCGCTCACATGAAGAACTGGAAGAAGGCGGCGGGCCTGTATGCGGCCTACAAGGTCGGGCAGGCGAGCCGCAGGGAGGCGCCCAGGGAGGCGCCCCACGGCGACGGCAGCGGCTCCAGGGCGGGCCTGATCGCCTACGCGGTGCTCGCCATCGCGCTGGCGTACCTGCTGTACCGCTGGGGCTTCTGAGGACACGGGGCGAAATAAGCGCCCGAGCGCAGCGAATAAGCGCCCGAGCGCAGCGAAGGGCTGAGCCTGCAAGCGCAGCCCGAAGGGCAAGACGCAGGCGAAACCCGCGGCCCGACGACAGTCGAGGACGCGGGGCGACATAAGCGCCCGAGCGCAGCGAAGGGCTGAGGGCGCAAGCGCAGGAGCGCAGCGACAAGACGCGCCCGAAACCCGTTACCCGCCGAAGGCGAGGGAACGGGGCGACATGACCGGTCAGATATGGCCGGTCAGTTTTGATTTTTGGGGAGGATGGTGAGTCGATGCCCGGCGAGACGGTGAAGGAGATGGTCGTGCGGCTGGCCTTCGAGCACGGCGACACGAAGCAGCAGATCAGCGCCATCAAGACGGAGCTGAGCGAGCTGAACAGCGGCCTGGCGGCGTCCGCGGCGGCGTCCGCGGGCTTTTCGGGGGCGTTGAACCAGGTGAAGGCCGAGGGCCAGGGGCTCCAGCAGGCGGTGAAGCTCCAGCAGATGATGGTGGAGAAGTACGGCGAGGTGATCGAGAAGGCCAACGAACGGGTGAAGAAGTCCAAGGAGGCCTACGACCAGCACGCGAAGGCCGTGGAGGATCTGAAGGCCAAGGAGGCCGGACTGATCCAGGAGAAGGAGCAGCTGGCGGCGGCCATGGAGGCCGAGAAGAAGGCCGCCGGCGACAACAGCATGGCCTACCTGGAGATGGACGCCCGCATGGACGAGCTGAACGCGGCCATCAAGGAGACGAAGGCCGAGCTGGCCGGGGAGGAGACCGCCATGGAGCGGGCCTCGAAGGCCGTGAACCGCAATGAGCAGGCGGTGATGCGGCTGACCGCCCAGCAGAATCAGGCCAAGGCCTCGCTGGCGGAGATGGAGAAGCGGCTCAAGAGCCACGCGCCCGCCTGGGAGGCGGCCGCGGCGGCGGCGGACAAGTATTCCAAAAAGGCGTCAGCGGCCAGCAAGTGGCAAAACAAGATCACCAGCGGCCTGCTGGGTCTGGGATATGTCGCCGCGGAGGCCGCCATCGACTGGGAGAGCAGCTTCGCGGGCGTGCGCAAGACCGTGAACGGCACCGAAGAGCAGCTCCAGCAGATCAACGACGCGCTTTTGAACATGGAGGTGCCCACGGACTTCTCGGAGCTGGCCGACATCGCGGCCAACGCCGGGCAGCTGGGCATCGCCACGGACAACGTGGTGGGCTTTACGCGCACCATGGCGGACCTGGCCGAGACCACCGACCTGACCGCCGACGCGGCGGCCTCGGGCTTTGCGCAGTACGCCAACATCACGCAGATGCCGCAGAAGAACATCGGCCGACTGGGCTCCGTGACGGTAGAGCTGGGCAACAACCTGGCCACGACGGAGAGCAAGATCGTGGCCTTCGCCCAGGCCATCGGCGCCGCGGGCCACCAGGCGGGCATGACGGATCAACAGATCTTCGGCATCTCCGGCGGGCTGGCCTCGCTGGGCCTGGAGGCCCAGGCCGGCGGCACGGCCTTCTCCAAGGCGCTGATCGCCATGAAGGTGGCCGCGGAGACCGGCAATGAGGACCTGGCCGCCTTCGCCAAGGTGGCGGGCATGAGCGCCGAGGAGTTCAAGGCGGCCTTCGGGCAGGACGCCGCCGGCACCTTCATCCGGTTCGTGCAGGGCCTGTCCTCCGGATCCGAGAGCGCCATCGTGATGCTGGACAAGATGGGCATCACCGAGACGCGGCTGCGGGACATGCTGCTGAGGTCCTCCAACGCCTCGACGCTGCTCACGAAGTCCGTGAGCCTGGCCAATGAGGCCTGGACCGAGAACTCGGCGCTGGCCAACGAAGCGGCGGTGCGCTACGGCACCACCGAGAGCCGCATGAAGATGACCGCCAAGCAGGCCCAGCGCACGGCCATGGACTTCGGCAAGGCCCTCATGCCGGCGCTCAACCAGGGGCTGGACGGCATCCAGGGCGTGATCGACAGGTTCAACCAGCTGGACGACGCCCAGCGGGCAAGCATCGTGAAGTGGGCGGCCTACGCCGCAGCCATTGGGCCGGCCAACTCGGCGCTGGGCAAGCTGACCGGCGGCTTTTCCAGGTTTGCGGCCGCCATGGCTGAGAGCGGCGGCGGGCTCACCGGATTCGTTTCATCGCTTTCGACGCTGGTGGGGCCGGCGGGCGTGCTGGCGGTGGCGGCGGGCCTGGGCCTGGCGGCCTACAAGCTCTACGACTACGCCAGCGGCGCGAAGGCCGCCCGGGAGGCCCAGGAGGCGCTGAACGAACAGGCGCAGCAATGGCTGAACACTCAGGCCGACACGCTGTACGACACCGGCAACGGCAACCCGCTGGCCCGCTTCGGGCTGACGCCGGAGGATTTCGCCGGCTCCGAGACGGCGGCGCAGGACTGGATGGACAGTCTGATGACCACCTGGACGGACGGCAAGGCCGAGACCAACCAGATCCTCAAGGAGTACGTGGACGGGTTTAAAAAGGGCTCGGACGACGTGCGCGGCGCCATCAAGGGCCAGTCGGACCTGCTGTCGGAGTATGGCGCGCTGACGCCGGAGGCCAAGGCCAACCTGGACGCCGATCTCAAGCAGCTGGACGCCTACGACCAGGAGGTCGCGGCGCTGCTGAAAAAGCGCCAGAACGGCATGCTCTCCGACGAGGATCAGGCGCGGCTGAATGAGATCATCCAGGCCCGCGCGCAGATCCAGCTGAAGTACGAGCTGGACACCGACGGCTACGACCAGATCGTGACCCAGATGCGGGCGGAGATCGAGCGGCTGAAGGCCGCCGGCCAGGACGGCGGGGATCCCCAGCTGATGGGCGACACGCTGAACGCCCTGGCAGACGGCCGCAAGGCCTACATGGACGCGCTGAACGCCAGCTATGACGCCGAATACGCCAACATCCAGCAGATCGAGGACGAGGGTGCCCGCCAGGCCGCGCTGAACGCGCTGAATGAGCGCTACAATGAGCAACGAATGGACGGCGAGGAGGCCTACGCCGACGCCGTGAAGGAGGCCGGGGCGGCCGCCATGGAGAACGGGGACTGGGGAGACCAGCTGGACACCGTGAACAAGCTGATGGCCGAGCTGGGCAAGGGCGGCGAAATGGACCTGCCGAAGATCTCCGAGCTCACCGAAGGGCTGGACGAGGGGCAGCTCACCTCGATCATCGCCCTCATGGAGCAGCTGAAGGCCGCGGGCATGACGGACGAGGAGATGACCCTGGGCTTCGGCGAGAACCTAGACAGCCTCAAGACCAAGATCGAGGCCATCCGCGATATATCGAAGGACACGGAGGGGCTGGAGGGCCTGTCCGAGGCCATCGGCACCGCCCTGCCTGAGGAGATCCAGCGGATCATGGTGGGCCTGGACATGACCCAGGCCGCCGCGGACTGGGCGACCTTCGCCGAGGGCGGCAGCCTTCAGCCCATCAAGCCCACGCTGGGCGAGATCGACGCCAGCGCCGCGGTGGTGACCGGCACGATCCTGGCGGACGGCGTGCTGGGCACCGTGACCGGCGCGGACGGCAAGACCTACAAGGTCACCGGCGCGACGGTTAACGCGGACGGCACCCTGGCCTCCGTGACCGCCGAGGACGGGACCACCTATACTGTCACGGACGGCGACGTGCAGGCGGACGGCACCCTGGCCAGCGGGACCGGCG